AACAAAATTCTTTTGAATATCCGCCATATTACTTTATCCACTTATCTCTTCCTCGAAGATTCATTAATAGTCTTCCGGGATGAATATTACTAATTCTAATTTTTGCATTTCTTAAAAGAGCTGTCTTACTTTTACGTGCTCTATTTACTATATACTCTTGTACACCAAGTTTGCTGTTTAAAATAGCGTACTGAATGTAAGCGTATACATAATCTTCAAACAATTTATTTACAGTTATTAAAGTATTGTCTCCACCTTCCATACCATCTGATACATACTCCACAACAACAACTTCATCATCAAGGGTTGAATCAAAGTTTATAACACCTGCCTTAGAGTCTATTCTAAATGTAGGATTCATATTTGCTGTTTCAGTATTTAATCCAAACCTAGCACCTATCTCAAAGTCAAAGTACCATCTTCCATCGTAGTTATATCCATACTGATTATTGTATGGGCTATTACCGTTTAGATACATTGTTTTTAGTTGTTGAGTTATTCTTAATGTATCAAGCTCAGAAGTTTTTGATTCTATGTTTCCTTCAGAATCAAACAAAATTTTTCCTTGACTATTTTGAAGATAACTAGAAGCACCATTTGCTTGAATGTTTTCACCACAAGGCATAAGAACTCCGTTTCTTAACACAGATATTCTAACCCAATTAACATAATCACTAGGAAGAACAAATCTAAACTCATCGTCTAGCTTTAGTTCTAAAACTTTAATTTCTTTAAAAGCGTCATAGTTTAATTCTTGAATAGCTCTTTTCGCATGGAACAATACTTTGTATTGCTCCTCATTATTAATCAAAGAATGATTTCCACTGTACATTAACATAAAGTTATTTACAATGTCTTCTAAACTAACGTATTGGTACGAGCCCCAATTTTTGTTTGTTGGTGCAGTGCCTCCGTTTTCGTAGTATTGATATTCAGTTAAGTATGCCATTATCTTTCATCGTTATTTTCTTGTTGCTCTTGAGCAATTCCAAAATTAGTTACTGTGTTTTCTCTAATAGATACACCTGCATATTGTAAAATTTTATTTACTAAATCAGGTTCATAATCTGCAGGCAACTCAAAATCTTGATAACCCGGTAGTGATGGGTTAAAGAAAGGTGTTCCTTCAATTAAACTATTATATGTCCAATTGGGAACTTTAGGGTATCTTATGTAATTTACTTCAACTGCACCTGTACCTGTAATAGAATTAGGATAAGCATCTAAAACATTTTGTCTTAAAACATAAGCAGGAAATTGAGTAGTAGGGGCTGTTAAATTAGAATTTAACAATCTTCTTATCTTACTTGCAGATATTTTTTCTACAGTTTTATTGTTGTAGTAAACATCATTAATAAAATACCAATCATCAGGTAAAAGATATGTATTTTGAAAAACATTTGTTGGATTTGCAGAATCACTAAACCCTTCTATAACTTGAAGTAAAGATTTAGATATATTTGCATATCCTGTTCCTGATTGCCTTGCGTTCTCTTTATTAATTTGATAATTGTATTCGTAAAATGCATCTTCAAATAAATCTAATTGAGCTTGTTTAGCAAATAGATTAAAGTCTGAAGGAGATAAGTACCCATAGTTGTTTTTATTTAATACTGATAACACAGTATTTCTTACAGAGTTTATCATTGTTGTTATTTTTTTACAAAGATAACTAAAAAAAAAAGAGGCATCTCAGTTTCCTGAAGTGCCTCTAATTATAAATAATTATTGTTGTTACTCTAATTTTGATTCCAACATTTTTAATGCTTCAATTCCATCGTCACTTTTTAGAAAAGAAGATACTATATAAATAGGGTCTTCTCCATAAGGAACAGTCAGCATTTTCTTTTTATTAGAAGAGGTGTTGTAAAATACATCTTTTCTATTATTTCTAAATGACAAAATGTTTTGGTCAAAGAACAAAGCTACTTTACCTTGAAGCTTTAACATAGGGTCATTAATTGCATTCATAAAAGAATGCGGGTCTCTTTTTGCAAAAATTAAAATATCTCTTTTAAGTTCTGAAGTCGTAAACTTACTAATGTCATGTCCAAATAAAACTCTAGATAATGTTTCTACTTGCTCTATGTTTAGTTTTCTAGCTTCAATCAAAGCATCAACTTCTATATTTAAAATCTCAACTTCTTTAGATGCATCTTTTTCATTATCAACCTCAACAAATACAGTTCCGTTTTGAGGGTGATAGTGAAGAAACTCCTGAAGAACAGGATTATTTTTAGGAACAAACAAAAACCCATCTTCAAAAATAATAGGTTCTAGAATTGCATTTCCATCTTGGTCATCTTCAAAAGGTGATTTTTGATTAACAGCATATCTTAAAGGTTTGTTTACTCCACTTTCAGTATCGAAATACAATAATGGAACTCTTCTGCTGTTTCTTGAGGGTAACATATAACTTAAAGGAGCTACGTCTTTTTTAAGCTTATACGATTTGTCTTTTGGTGTTTTTACTTTTTTCATTAGATAAAATTTAAAATTAAAATTAAAATAAAAAAGGGAGGAGTTACCCTCCCTTTAGTTTTACTATTTACTAGTTCTTGAATAAGAAGAAGTTGTTTGCACCTAGAGTACATACTGCTCTTTCAGAAAGGAAGTGTACTTCCATTGCATCCAAATCAGAGTTTCTTGCCGCTCCGGCAGAACCTGTAATCCAAGTTTTGTAACGTCTATCTTCAGTTTCAGAAGCTCTGTATCGAACGTGCAAGAATGGTCTCTTAGCGTTCTTTCCAAGTACTTGGTCATATACAGTTGTAGAACCTGCAGGAACTAAAAGTCCGTTGATAGCTCCACCTGTAATTCCACCACGCATTGTTGGGTCGTTCAAGTACTTCCAATCTGACTTGTAAAAATCATATCCTCTACGGAATCCTGTAAATCCTAAGTTCAAAGCCATATCTTCATCATTGTCAAAAAGACCATAAGAAGTACCACCCGCTCCATAAGAGTTTTGAGCAGCCAACATATCGTCAATATCAAATGAGAACTCACGGTTTACGAAAATAACATTCTCTTCGATAGAACCTTGCTTATCTAGTCTTTGGATAATAGCATCGAAATCACCAAGTGCTGTTGGGTTTCCACCTCCAAATACATTTCCTCTGTTGTTCACAGTGTAGAAAATACCTTCAGAACCTTTGTTCCCTACGTCACCACCTGCAGCGATAGCTCCTGAACCTACTTCAGCAGGTACTGCTTCAACCATTGCAGTCTCAAGATAATCGTCAAAACGCAATCTTGTTTCGTGCTCAGACTTCAAGTACCACAAGAATCCTGATGCTCCATTTTCAGTTGTTACTTCAATCCATCCAATTTGAGCCATATCAGAACCTGATACTGCATATTTATCTTTGATGATGATTGGAGAGTTTTCGAAGATGAAATCATCAGCTTCCAAAGAACCTACCATTCCGTTAGTTCCTTTTTTAAATTCAGAACCATAAATGAATACAGAAACAACTACTGCGTTTGCAAAAGTTTGTCCTCCTGCTTCGTAGTATGCTACGTCAAAAGTTCCATTTGCTGTATCTACAGAAGTAACAATACCTTTGTTACTGTTTGTAGAGTTAATAGAGTTGTCAGAAATCATTACTGTTTGACCTACTCGAATTGCAATTTGACCCGCTCCGCCTGAAGGCTGAGTTGCAGGAACTAATGTATCTGCTACAGTAATAGTAGCTGTATCTGCTCCTGCTACTGCTGCTGATGTACAGTTTACATATTTTGTATGCAAACGACCTTGCTCTGCCCATTTGATAAGGTCAGAATTAGAAGGAAGCTCTGCTCCTACCATACGCAAGAAAGAACTTACGCTTCGGTTTCCGTAACGCTCAAATTCTTTTTCATAAGTATCAGGAAGATACTGATTCAAGAAGTTGAAGTCAGTGATGTAATTTGTTGATAAGGGTACTTGTTGAGCTGAAGGCTGCAAGTCGAAACCCGGTGTGCTTAATACTGCCATTTTTTTTTAGTGGTAAGCCACTACCTTTTTGTTGTTAATTAATTATTTTTTACTTCTAATCTTTAAGCCTCTACTTGAGTTATTACTTAAAGCTTTAATTTGCATTCCACCTTTACTAACTGTTTCCGGAGCTTTTCGCATAGTCATGTTTATGTTTTTAGCTTTGCGAGCATCTCCTTCAATAGCATCTGATTTACCTTGTTCATAAAAGAACTTGGCAAACTTATCAGGGTTCATTGCTACCGACAATGCTTTGTGATATCCTGCGGCATCAGTCATCAAACCTTCTTCATTCATAAACTTATTTATAAAGTTCATTGGTGTCGAGTTTGATTTTTTCAATTCCTCAGCATCTCCCGGATTAAAAGTAACATTACTATCTCCTATTTTGAACTCAAAACCTTTGAACTCAGAAGAAAAAACCTCGTTAGTTTTATTAGTAAACCACTCGGATTTTTTTAAGTTAGTCTCTTCTACCGTTTTTGCATTATCTAAATACTGTTGGTAAGCTTTTAATTTTTCATCTACTTCAGGAGAACTAGCTTCCTTTATCGACTCGATAGGTTGCTTATATGTTTCCTTTTGTTCGTTGAAAAACTTTTTAGCTTTGGCAACAATTCTTTTCTTTTTTAATTTAGCCTTTTTAATATCTGACTCATCATCTAAATCTTCATCATATCTGTAGTCATCCATTATAGCATCTACGTCTTCTGCATCAATGGCTTCATCTGTAGCCAAAAAATATTCAGACAGCAATGCGTCTTCAGGCATATCGTCAAAATTTCTTTGAAGCTTAACGTAATCATTAATACTTCTACCTGTTTCTTTTTTAAATTTGAAGTAAGCACTTACATCTTCAGGTAATTCTTCAGACTCTTTTCTTTCTTCAAGTAATTCTTCAAAAGAACCAATTTCTTTTTGATACTTATCTTTTATAAAAGACAAAACCCTTTCTTCATTTATTTCTAAATCAGTAGATGGTTCTTCTTTTTTATCTTCTACAATTTCAGCTTGAGACTCTTGAGCAGTTTCCTGAGAAGACTCATCTTTAAACTGTTGCTCGTGCTTTTCAAGCAACTCTTTTTCAATTTGTTGAGTTCCTTTTTCCTCAACAGGATTTACTTCTTTTACTTTTAATTCCATTAGATTATAATTTTTACAAAGTTAATATTAATTTAATTATTTTTTTTAGGTATTATCTAGGCTCAAATTCTGCTAAATCAAATCCATCTAAACTATCTTCATTAGACTCAAACCTTTGAGGTGGAAGATTATTTTTACGTTGATTTATTAATTGAGACTGTTCAGTATTAGCCTGAGATATTCTTTGTGATTTTGCTTTTTCTCTTTGGTCCTCTCTAGACTGCAAAGCATTTTCACTAACGTTTCTAAGTTCTTGATTATATGCAAACTCTTGCTTCATTAAGTTAGCTTTAAGCATAGCCTCATTATTCATTTTCTCAATTTCAAATGCAATCTCTGCTTGTTTAACTTTCATCTTAGACTGAGTTTCCATTTCAATCTTTTGCATTTCAGCACCTGATTTCATTTGCTGCAATTGCTGTGCTTGCTGAGAAGCCATAGCTTGTTGTTGCATTTGGAACTTTTCATCTCTCTCCTGCTTCTTAATTCTTTTAACTTTAAGAAGTTGATTAGCCATCTTCAAGTTTCGAAGCTCTCTAATATCTATAGCATCCTCTAGGTTTATATCTCCTTTAGATAAAGCCATATTTATATTTGCCTCTAACTGTGCTCTTTCTTCCTCATCCGGAGCTACCTCAATAAATATTCCAAAGTCATAAATATATAAATCACTAATTTGATTTAGTATTGATACATTGTATTTCCCAATTTGGTTTATAAACTCTTCTTTAAAATCTGAGTACTCAAGAATATCTGAAACTCTAAGAGCTAAAGCTTCCGCCATTGTTCTATACATATACAAACTTCCATCTAGTATATGCCTAGTTGCTGTGTTAGAGCTTAATGCTGCTAACTTCTGAACACCAACTAAAGCATCAGGGTTAGGAGTACTAGCATCTCTAGCCTCATTAAGACCTGTCACCTGTCTAATCATATTTAAGTAATGATTATAATTAGTGATAAGCATTTGAGTTTTGCTTGCTCCTGAGTTAGAGTTTAATTCCTTAATAGGAACTTTTCCTTGGTTATATTCTCCATCACCTGTGTAGCTTCTACCAATAACACTACCTGTTTGGAAGTAAAGTCTTAATGCGTCTTCAGGATTATATGCATTACCTGTTCCCAAGTCTACTTCATTTAATCCATCGGCATCAATATATACACCATCCGGTACTGTTCTAGATATAACTTGCTGTAGTTTTAAATGAGTCATCTGAATTAAATCGGCAAAAGGAATCATTCTTCTAACTAAAGACTCTACATTTCCTTTATACATTCTAGGTGCAACAGCAACATAGTTAGGCATTGCGTGTTGACTTGCTGACTTAGGTCTTACCATATTCTCAGACATCTCCCACTTAAGTATAATGTTTGTTCCCATAACCATAATACCTTCATACCAAACATCAATTGTTTTAGATACCTTTTCAAAATTGTTTTCTTCCATCATCTCTGTTGGAGGATTAAAGGTGTCATCTTTCTCAATTACTTTAGAACCTCCACCTTCTGTTACTTTCTTTTTGTAAACAAAATTTTTGGTAGTTTTATAATTAAAGTATAAAAGAGTAACACTATCTCTAGCAAACAAACTATCTTGATAATATTGAGCAACATTAAAATAATCATACCATGATTGGCTATACTTTGATATTTCTTCTAAATCAGAATTAGTTAGACTTTGGTCTATCTTCATTAGCTCTGTGACTCCAACAGTTTTAATTTCACCCCAATAAAAACAATCTTTAAAATGAGGGTCTTCTGTATAACTATACACTACGTTTGCAGGGTCTACATAAGAAACTTTAACTCCATCGCCTTGAAGGAACTCGTGTTTACCTATAGCAATACCTAATACACTTAAATCGTAGTCATATCTTTTTCTTAAATCTATATAGTGGTTGTCATCTAGCAAAGTATTAATTGCCTCCTCTTCTGCTATTTCAATTGCAGGTTTATAGTTTAACTGCATATACAGAGATAGCTCTTCATCGTTAGCAGGAAGTTGGTCCGGTGCTACTGTAAAAGGGTCTACTCCAAACTTTTCTTGGATACTAAGCAACTCAGTTTTAGCAGCCATCTGACCTTCAATCATATCCTGATACTTGCTTCGTTTAGCTTGAGACATTGCATCTTGTGCATAAGCCCCAACCTTAAATAATCTATCAGACATTCCATTTACAACAATATCTACAAACTTTGGAATAATAGGAACAGGTGTCCAATCTAAATTCATGTAAGATAAATCTCCATCAACAGCTAATTCATTTTTATACTTAGCCACAGACTGCTCTCCACGAGCATAAAGCCTAAGCCTATTAAATTCACCCCACTGATTGTAGAATCTACATTGATTACCATCCTTTCTAAACCATTCGTATTGAATAGCTTGACCCACCATTAATCCATATTGGTCAGTTGCTTTTTCTGAATCCGTAGCAAACTGATTTGGAAACCCTGCTGAATCAATATTTATTTTTATATCTTCCATTTATTTATAATAATTGACTTGTTCTTCCTGAGTTACTATATCTTGCAAAGTTAAGACTAATTTTTGACTCTTTTTTTTGAGGTGTATATAAGTGTTTTTGATTAGCCATTATAGCTAATCCTGAACTTATAGTTGCATCAAATTTTGTTCTATTGCTGATATCAAACTTTGCCCAATCTTCTAGCGTTCTAACAAAAGGCATTGTACCCATATCCGCCTCTAAACTATCCGAGTTGCTTTCATCTATATTTAATCCTATGTAATTCTCTATATAAGACTCAATAGCGGCTGCGTGAGCCTGCTTTACATCTTCAGATGAGTTAGGTATCCCTCCTAGTTCTCTTTCTGTCTTAGAAAGCTTGTTATAGGTTTTATCGGGTCTATTCATACTAAAGCCTCTATACCCTCTATTCTTAAAGTGATAAAGTAATCTAGGTTTATTATTCTCACAAAGTATTGGCATACCATAAAAAACACAAGCCATTAATACTTCTTCAAAAAATATCTCTGCAGTTTGAGGTCTAGCTACGTATTCCAAAAAGAAAGCATTACTAGGAGCGTCATCCATATTAAACTTAGTGACACCGTGTAGTGCTCCGTTAGAACCTCCTCCTCCAACTGTTCCTGATATATCGTAACTATCACAACCGAAAGAACCTATGTGTTCGTTTCCGGGATATTTAATACCGTTCTTAGTTACTATTCTATTCTGTAAACTTTTCTTTGGTCTCCAACCAATATTAAATCTACCGTGCTTATCGGGTCTAAATATAACCTCAGTATCTTTGATTCCATTCTTCCAATAAAACGAACCCCTAGTTACATGATGTTCCTGTATTAAAGTTTCATTGTAATCTATCTGTTGATATATCTTAGTTAGATTAAATAAAGATTGTTTACTTTCATCTCTAAATGCGTGTGACTCTGTTCTAGGGAATTGACGATAAAATTCATTAAGAGCATCAGGGTCGTCTTTCAAAGAATCAACTTCTGCCTCCCAATAATCTACAGCCCCTTGATTAATCATTTCTCCATCTACACCTAATATAGTTTTTTTAGGTTTATATAAAACAGGCATTCCGTATCTATCTATAAAGCCTTCCATGTTTTGCTCCATAGGGATAAAAAGTGAATACATTCCACTTTTAGTTTGACCATTTGAGTTTCGTGTTCCCACATTGGAGTCTTCATATAACTTTTTAAAGTTACCTCCTCCTTTTTCTAAAGCGTTGGATGTTGAACCCATCATACACTTACCAATAATCTTACTACCCAATCTCAAACAAGTTTTAGTAACTCGCCAATTGTTTAATATATTATTTGGCTTTACCCACTTACCACTCTCATCGTGTACTAAAAGCAATAACTTTTCCCCATCATAAGAGTTGTCATCTGTGTTCTTCCAATCAATAGTTGTATCTAACCCTGTCATCTCTTCAGAGTCAACCTCGTGCATATTTTTTTTAGTAATCTTTGAAGCGGGAACTCTAAATGCTAGTTCTGTTTTTGGTTTATCCATTCCATCCTGAACAGGCTTGAAAAAGAAAGGTAATCTATTACATATTGGAACTACCTTATCCGTAAACATTTTTTTAGCATCCGCCCCTGTCTTTGAAAGTATTCCGACCCTTGCGTCTTTTGCTAAAGTTCCTGTGTTAGCACATTCGTTAGAACCCATAAAAGAAAAACCGGAACGTCTAATCTTTAAGTAAGTCATTCCAAAACTTCTCTTGTCAGCCTTACACGCTTCCCAAAAAATCCAAAATATTCTATTGGCTTCCCTGAAGTCAGGATATCCAACATCTATACTTGACCACTGAAGGTATATGTAGTGAGAACCTGTAATGTAGGTTTTAACTCCATTATTAAAAAACCATACTCCATCTTCTCTTCTGTCAAATTCATTCTCAATATAATCCACCCATCTGTCCTTAAAAGCTGTAGGCATTTCATTCCATTGAAATATAGATTTTATTTTTGAAAGTTCTTTTGGTAGTTCATGTCTTTCCCAATACTGATGTTGTTTGTCTTTGTGTCTTTGAAGACACTCTTTGGGAGCAAGAGGCAAACCTATCTTTAAACCGGAAATCTCTATAACATCTCCAAGCTTTCCTGTTTTAGATATAACAACTAAATCATACTTCTCGTTATAGCCATACATCCAACTACTATTCCTATTCTTGTTAGTAATAACATTCTTAGGAATATAGTTAGGTACTACCCTGTATAATTTATTTTGACCTACGTTCTGCAAATCCTTGGTTTGTGTGTTTTGTATTCCCTCCCTTTTCTAATAGCTCTAAAGCTTCTTTCTCCGTTTCTATTCTATTAAGTATTTCAAATGCGTCAAATATAGCAAGCTTCTTAGTTGCTGCTGCATTCTTTAATCTATCAGCAGCCAACTCATCTTCAGGGTCAGGCTTAATAATATCTTCTTTTGCAACTTTAATCAGTTGCTTTACAGCACGCATACCTGCCTCTATAATTTGTTTCTTTAATTCGTTTGATGTCATAATATCTTCTTTAAAAACAAAACTTGAATTAATCTACAATTTTTTTTCTTTCCGAAATTTTTTATTAAATTCCTAGAGTGTTTTAACTTAGAGTCAAATATAAACATAGAATTATATTCTCCGTAATTTACTATAGATTTTTTATTTAATTGATTATATATTGTAGTTCCGTATTTTTTGGGGTGATTTTTATTAAGATATAATATTATAGTTTTGTCACCCATCATTTCATCAGTGTGTATGTAATTAGGCTCTTTTTGATTCATACAAGACTTTCGAATAAAATTGTAAGAGACATTATAATCGGGGAATATAAGTTTCACAAAATTATACGCTTCATCTTTTTCTCTAGGCTGTATATTTTTAAATGTATTTTTTCCATCATGTATATCTACAAAATTTTCTTTATAGATATCCTCAACATATTTGTCGGGATTTTTTAAAACATCATTAAATTTTATACAAATCATAATACAGCAACTATGTTATTAGTAAACATTCTAAATAACTTTTCACCATCTACTGTAAACTCATACTCGCTTTCGGGCTCAAATATAACTTCACATCCTGTATCAATCCCAATACTTTTTAGTTGACTATTAGAATACTTAACTACTCCATGAAGAGGCTCTTCCTTTATTCCTTTATAGAGGTAAGAATCCTTAACACTAGTAGGCTCAATAAAACAATACTTCCCTATAGAGTTCCACCCATCTTTATTTTTATACATATAAAATTGTTGGTCATCTATAAAAAACAAATCGTCTTTAAAAAAACTTCTACCGCTTTTCCTTCTCCCACGCATATCATTATAAAACTTAAATACGTTGTGGTGAACTAAAAGTGTATCTCCTTTTTTAATAGGTCCGTTATATCCTATAGGGGTTTCCACAACCTCTGCTTCTCTATTAGATGCTTTGTGGTTTTCTTCTGAAGTGTTAATTATTATTTCTAATCCGGCAATCTCTTTTGTATTGTTGTATCTTTTACCGTTGACTGCACGAACTATAAAATCCGTTGGTGATTTCATTAAATAAAATTTATATTATATTCGATTGACACAGGAACTGTGCTACTAAAAGCTTTCCAAAGAAAAATTTCTTGGTCTTCGTTTTCAATATATATTAGAAAATTATTATTATCAGAATCTTGTGTTATTCGATGTATTGTATAATTACCACCCAACACTACTTGATTAATTAAATAATGCATTGCTCCTGATTTATAATCAGGACCTACTGAAATTTTTCTAATGTCCATTATATTTTATTTTTTTGGAATCGTAACGTCTCCTGTTTTAATATCTATAACAGCATCCGCTCCGTATTTCTCAATTAAGTCTGACTCTACTTTGTTTAGTGAAGATTTGTGCTCGTCTAGCTTTTGAAGCAATCCGTACTTTATAATCTCTACATCAGCTATTTCGTTTTTTAATTTTAAAAACTTAGTATTAATAGCCCTAATGTTTTCTAATTCTTCTTTGTCTAATTTCATTTTGATTGTTATTTAATTTAATTACCACATTGAACTTATGTTCTCGTATTCTTTTCTAGCATCAAAGCTAGGACAATTTTTATTTGAAAAATCTCTATGACCGTATATTTCTATTGATGGATATCTTATTTTATAAAACTCCAACATATCTACTAAAGCAGATTTTTGTTCATCAGTTCTAGTGTCTCCACCTTTACCACCTACGTAGGCTATTCCTATAGAATTTTTATTATGACCTTTGCAGTGTGCTCCTGCTTTTTCAATAGGTCTTCCTTCGTGAACACTTCCATCTAGTGAAATTACTATATGGTATCCAATATCTGACCAACCTCTTTCTTCAACGTGCCATCTTCTTATCTCGTCTACTGAGACGTTTCTCCCTTCAGGAGTATCAGTACAATGAACTATTATTTTATCTATATGTCTAATGACTACTTGTCTTTATTTAATAAGTACCACTTTTGGATGGTATACCCAATAGTTAATGCCAACAATACTATTTTTAATATTATATCAATATCTGTAAGAGACATAGCAAAACCCGCTATGCTCATACTATATAATTTTATGTCTCCCATATCAATCATAGCTAGTTATATAATTAATAATTAAAGAGTCGTTCCAAGTATTGTTTTGTGTATATTTCATATTAAGGCATTGGGTCACTTGCGTTATAAAAATAAACTGCATCTACCTCTAACTTAATCTTATCGGGAGCTGTTCCTGTAATAGTTAAATAGTTTTGGTTTTGCATACTGCCATATCTTCCCATTCCTCTTGAAAGTAATAGAGAAATAGGCACTTCAATAACTTGCCATTCACTTGTTCCAAATTCAATATTAAAATCTGCAGACCCCGGAGCGTTTACATCTTTAACTGTAAATTGACCTTCTGACGAGTTAATACCCCCAACACCAACAGTAAACCTATTTGCTGATGGTTGTAGTTCTTGAATCCTTAAAGCCATGTGAAAAAGACAGATGTTTCCTGAAGGACCAAAACCTAGAGTTTCACCGGATACATACATCCCTAACCCCCACCAATCATTTAGATTGGGCACTGTTTGAAATGACAACCAACCTGATTCAGCAGTACCATAAAAACTTCTTGAGCCTGCAGGAGGAGTATAACTAGTTAAGTTCTGAAAAAAATTTAAAACTCTAGTAGTATCATTCAACCAAAACTCTCCATCAATCCTTCCTCTAAGGAAATCACCTCCCATTTGTTCTAAGATGTAAACATAGTAGTCGTTCTTAAACATCTCTTCACCTATCGACCAAGTGTTCGAGTTTAACCCAATACCTGCACCCGTTCCTACACCCGCTGACATATTACCAAAGAGCTATAATAGAACCTGCTGTAGTTCCTGTTGCGTAAACTTGTAATACTTGAACAGGTAAAAAAGTTCCTGTTGGAACTCCTGTAAACACAACCGTGTCACCACCTGCTGTTTTTACTTTTAAGTTTCCTGCAAGACCGATGTACAGTATACATCCATTGTTACCTCTTCCAT